ATGGTTGAGTAAGCCTGGCGCTGGCCTTTTGGATGTGGCACTGAACGGCCATCCTCGCCTTTGATGTATCCATAGCGGTCTTTGCAAATGTCACAGTAGACACCGGACTTTGCTTTAATTATTGGCATCTTTGGCCGCCTTTACAGCTGCGCCCCGGCGGTAGCCAATCGCCTTGCCCTCTTTGTAGCCATCATTGCGGCCTGCGTAATACCCACATATAAGCATAAAGATATGGGTAATAAATAAAATGATTTGCAGAATTGTCATCTGAGTTCTCCCGATTCAGTCAGCCTTGTGGCTGATGGATTAAGAGTGACCTAAACCGGTGACAAATGCAACCTTACTTCGGCGTGTCATCCCCTGTTTTTGGCTTATCTTTGAGGCCATTTGAGGCCAGCACTGAGCCTAAAGCGCCTGTGAGGAAAACTGTGAGCGTGGTAAGTAAATCTATAAATGCACGATCATTGGGCGCTTGTGCGCCAATTGGCTGAGTCACAAAGATAAGAGCATAAAGCATGCCCATGACAGATACTGCAAAGACCAATGAGAGGCTCACGCCAATGAACACAATCAGCCGGGCTTTCAGTTGCTCATTGCTAAGGCGTGTTTGATGGCGTGGTGTACGAGCCACTGATTTCTTCTCCAATAATGTCTTTAGTGCAGATTCCTTGAACCTCACACTGCGGCGGATTGCACTCAGGCTTTTGCCAGTTTTCATAGAGTTGGCACTCATATCTTGTCCAACCTTGATATTGACCACAGCCGGCGAGCGCACCGAGACCCATCACGAGCGCCGCCAGCCATAGCCATTTCGGAATCACTTCCCCTTGACCCCAAAAGCCACATCAGATGGATTAAGCCAGCGCAAGATTACTGGCAGCACAGCTGCTGCGCCTGCTCCTGCAATGGCCTTTGGATCTGTATTGCCTGAAAGATAGACAGCAATTGCCGCTGCCATGAATGAGCGCGCCCATGAGGCTGCCATTGGTTTTAATTGTTCAATCATTTTTTAGCCTTCTTTCCTTTAGCGGGATGTGCCTCAATTGCTGGGATTGTCACCGCTGGGTGTTCACCCTTGTATGGCACATATTTTGGAGATCCAAAGCCAACAACCTCTTTGCCGATTGTTCGCTCTTTAACCATAACCATGCCGCCATTGCGCTGAGAGCCGCTACCGGATGTGTTGCCCTCAATGGTGGTCACTGTGTTGCCCTTGATGCCTACAACAATTCCCACATGACTGATGCGATCTACAGAGTCATTTGGAAAATCCATAAATGCAAGATCACCTAGTTTTGGTATCTGAGACCAGCGGCCTGAATCCATAAACACCTGAGCACCTTTTACTGTGCTCACTACTGAATGAACGCGAACGCCGGCCTCTGAAAGCACCCAGTTACAGAATGACCCACACCAGGGTAGGCCGTTGGCCTTCATGGCCTCACCATATTTGGTGATGTTGTCAGGTGTCTCTACATAGCCAATTTCTGCCTTAGCAATCTCAATGGCGTGTGCCGCTGATCCGGTTGGATAACTCATGCCAAAGCCGCCGCTAATTCCTCAGCCGTTAAACCCAACTTATCAAGTACAGCCTGTTTTGCTAATGCCTTTGCTTCTTCAATTTCATCCAAAGTCGGAGTTGCCACTATTGAGGCTAATTCCTCAGCCGTTGCATCTCTTTCGATTGTCTCGCCAGTTTCAGCAAAATATTCTGTGATTTTCATTTATGCTCTTTTCATTCCGTAGACAGTGACCTCACCTGTAATTGTTCCCGTTGTTGGGAAGAAACTCATGCCTGTAAAACTAGTTGCTGCGTTAAACCAGCCGGCAGTGTTTACTTTGTATCCGTCTCCCGCCATAAAATCAGGGGCGGCCACAAATGTCTGAGTTGACTCAAAAGGATTGCTCACAGTAAATGGGATTGCCATTTGAGCATCACTAATAAAGCTGAATTGGAATTGAGTGGCTGCGTTTGACTTTGTAGATCCTGCAGTTGCGCCTGATACCCAAATGTAGTCATAGACAGAGTAGTAGTTACTGGTTGTGTTATCTGCACCTGATACGCGCATGCGAGCCTGCAAATTGCCTGTGCCTGATGCTGATGTAATTTGGAACATAACCATATAATTTTTGTAAGTTGTTGAAAAAATGTCATTTAAGTTGACCGCGCTTGATGCTGAAAATGATGTAGTGGAGATTCGCACAATATCGCTGCCACTTACCGTTGACCATTTCAACCCTGTTGATGCTGTTGAATCGGCTGTAAGCACTTGACCATTTGTACCTACTGCTAGGCGGGCAGGTGTGTCAGCGCCAGTTGCGCCAATGAGATCACCCTTTGCATCAACAATGGCATTTTGGATTGCATTGGAATCATCTTGTGCAACCCATGTAAAGTCTAAATCTGTACCTGAGGCTTTAGATAGCACCTGGCCTGTTGTGCCGCCTTTGAGGTCTACAAAAGATGTGTCCACGCCACCAAGCGCGGTACGGATGGCCGCTGCACCGTCTTTAACCAGGTCAGTGTCAGATGGAACAGTCCATCCAAAGTTCGTAGTGCTCGTGCTCATTTTGCTCCTTTTTCTATGAGACTATTGTGGCATCTAGCCACTCTAAAGATGCGTTGATTGTGTTCCATGTCTCCAATGCGCCTACATCATCCCACTTCATTGACTGCAGGCTAAATGAGGTTGGAGACACATTGAGAGTTAGATCTAGGCGGTTATACCCAGCTCTAAATTGCCAACCCTCAACAAAGCCCTGAAAGCGGCCATTAACCATATTGGATGGCAAATCTTGAATGTTTACCGGCATGCCCATAAATACATTGAGCAAAGCATCACGATCTGAATCGTCTAGCTCAGAATTGCCAAGAGTAAAAGTGATGCTCTCAAATACATCCTGTGGATACGCTCTAATTCCCAAATAAAAGTCTGCCTGAGATGTGGCATCTGCTCCATTTTCCAATGAGGTCTGAATCTCCTGAGCCTGTGATCCATAAATGGCAATTGATTCAGCATCTGAGGCGGTCACTTGTGCGTTTGCTTTGTAGGTAATTGTGACCTTATTGCGCAAATCTCCAAGCCGTCTCATGGTACGGATACCTTGTGACAGAGCATGATTGCCTGAAAGGTCTACATAGCCATTTGTGGCCAAATATGAGCTGCGGTGGGTTGAGTCTGCATAACCAATTTGACCTGCTGCATTTTCATAGATGTAGCCGAGCCCTGATGTGGCAATTGCTGCAACTAGGCTGTAAATATCGGTGACTGATGATGAGCGGGCGGTCAATTCATAATTGCCAGGGCGGTCAATCTCGCCTAAACCTGAATTGGCAGCATTTGCCCATGTGGTTGTTGGATTGTAATCAGCCCATGTCAGAGATGATGGTAATTGATCCCATGCAGCAAATAGCACCTGGCTCAAAATGCTATAAATCTGATCGCCATCCTCATCTTTGCTTAAAACACCAGTAGTAAGAGTTTTAGGCAATTTAGACAAAGCGCCAAGCGCGGTGAGACGGATGCGCTCATTGACCCCACCAGTGCCGGTGGAATCTACGGTGACCTCAATGTCAGTGATAAAGCCACCAAATACATTGACAAATGTGCCGGTGGAATCTTTAACCTTGATGGTCACTGAGTCATTTACATCAATGTCAATCGGTGCTAAATCAAGGTTGATAATCTCTACATTGCAATAGCCGGCGCGTGGCTGGCTGTAAATATCTGTGCGGCCTGATGCAATGGTCAAATTAGCCAAAGTTAGGTTTGTGTAATCCTGCCCGCCATCAACAGTTAATGACCATTCAGGTGACCATTGGGTCATAGGTACAACGCCTCAGCGCCTAGCGCTCCACGCCCATAAGAGCGGTTGAGCACATCTACCACAGTGCGGGCTACGCCTTCCGGATCACCAGCAACGCCAATGTTAATTGTTGGTGCAATTGTTGTTCCACCTGTTGCCTTTTCAGCCCTAGCAATTGCAGCATCTTTTGTGAGTGCAGTTCCATAAGGTGTTGCCACAGCTGCTGCGCCTGCCTTTGCAGCGCTTGATGCCGCTGAGGTTACCCCGCCGCCGGTAGATGATCCTGAGATTGTTGGCACTTTGATGCTAGGCACTGATGGCACTGAGACTGATGAGCTTGAAACCGTTGGTGTGCTCAATGTTGGTGCTGTAATGGTTGGGATGTTAGGCAGCAATGGCACAGCATTGTAAGCGCGGATAAGCGCATTGATGCCAGCAATAGCGCCGCCAATCAAACCGTTAATTACACCAATCACACTGCCAATTACATCAATGACACCGGCGGCAATTTTGCCAACTACGGTGAGAGCGCCGCCCAATACTGTGCCAATTACAGGCGCAAGATAAGTTGAGATATATGATCCAAAAACCTTGAATGATTCAAGATTGTCACCAATAGCCAGTTTGATGTCATTGAACGCCGACACCAAGCCATTCCACACAGGCACAAAGATTGATTGAATAATCTTTGAGACATTCTGAATGTACCAAGCCAAACCGCTATTGCCATCAAAGCCTTTATTGAGTGCCTGTATCGCTGGCGTTGCAATTTGATTGATAAATGTCATGACCTTTTCAAGCACAGGCAAAAGGGCAAAACCAATGGTCTCTTTAGCTTCATTGAAAGCAACCTGCATACGAGCAATGCGGCCTGAATAGGTCTCAGCGTTGGCTGCTGCTGCTCCACCAAATAGATCTGATAGCCGGCCTTGAACCTGCTCAAATGACATGGTTTTAAGTTCTGCAGCTGAAAGGCCAATGCCCAACTTGCCAAGCGCTGCGCTGTTGCCATCATAAGCCTTGCTGAGAGCATTTGCCACAGTCTCTAGCGGCTTGCCTGTTGCTGTGGATACATCTAGGGCTACAGATAAGAGATCCTGTGCCTTTGTCAATGAACCGGTTGAAATGGCAATGCGCTGTAAGGCTGGGCGCAATTCATCATCAGTAACGCCAGTTGCCAAAGATGTTTGCAGGATGTAATTCTCAGTTGCCGCTATTTGGGCTTTGGTTGCCCCTGTAGCGTTCTCTAAGGCTAGGGCTAACTGTGTCTGTGCCTTTTCATCTTCAATGGCTGCTTTGACCCCATCAATGCCTATTTTGATGGCATAAGCACCAGCGGCTACAGCGGCAGCGGCAAAGGCCGCACCAATGGCTTTGCCAGCCTTGCCCATTTTATCGCCAAAGTTATCTACATCTTGACCAGCGGCTTTAAGGCTTTTGTTGAGGTTGTCTACATCTCCCAGGATGGACAGTTTGAGAGTGCGGCTACCGGCCATTTAATCAAACCTCTTAACTATCTCTGAGAATCCTTCTTCCCAGCGCTTGACAATCTCAGGCTGTGCACTTCTCAAAGTTGGGTAAATCCACCAACCGCGAGAGCCACGCCCTTCTTTGCCTGACCACACTGGGAACTGCTTGAACTTATTAGATCCAAATTCAGCGCCGCCCCAAAGGTCTTTGGTGGTTGCTCCACCTGAAAACTTTTGTGATGCAAAGCCGTATGAGATCTCTCCAATTTTAGAGGACTTTGAGACCTTTGAGCCTTCCGCAATGCGGGTTGCAACCTTTGGAATTGCGCGGGTTGAGCGGGCTGCGCTCTTTACTTTGTCGGATACAAAATCAGCCAGGTTACTAGAGACCTTTTTAGCCTGATCTGTGGCTTCTTCATCCATAGCCTTGAAAGCGCGGACAATGGATCGCAATTCAGCCTTGTCATAGCTGATTGCTTCGTTATCCATTTGCCTGCCTCTCCAAAATCTCCAGCACTGTGATGATGTCCTCAGCTGATTGAAAAGCATCCTGTGGGAGACCCGTTTTTAATGAGATCTCCCACAGCGTTCTGCTTAGGCTTCCGACTGGGTAACTTTTGGGTTTGCATCACCGACTTCTACGCCAGCAACAGTTTCAGTCCACACATCAAAAGGCTTTACAGGCTTTCCAGCGGCTTCACGCTTCATAGCGTGATATGCCAAGAAAAGTAAATCAGCAATGCCGATTTTATCCTGAGCCTGAGAGATGATGTGCCCGGTGGACTTCTCCCACTTTACCCACTCAGGTGGTGCAGCTACATAAGTTGCTGTATCGCCTGAGTTATATTCGATTGTGATTGGTAGTTTCATTTTGTCTCCCGATTAGGTTGGTTTAGCTGAATGTTTCGGTTGGTGTGCCAACAACTGTAAATGATAGGTCTACAGTCTGAGCATCAGGGGCTGTGCCACCCACTGCTGGGAATACTGGCATGACATTGAAAGCAAACACAGCGCCGGTTACAGCGGTGAGTGAGACTGCCAATGTGGTGTTAGGTGCTGATTCACATGCTGTCCAAAGCGCCTCGCAAAGCGATCCGGATGCGCCCCAGTCTGCAAGCATTGACACATCAAATGTCCACTGATCGTCAATGTGCTTGTAAGCCTTGCCATCAAGGGTTTGATATGTCTCAATTGTTGGTGAGTTTGTAAGAGTTGCTGATGATGCTTGTGCATCATAGCTAGTGGTGGCAATCGTCAATGTGAGATCGCGACCAGTGATGATTGTCGTTGGCACTTTTGCTCCTTAGTTTGTTTGAGTGTAGTAAGTTGAGACATTGATGTCTGCACAGAGCATTGTTGATGCACCGACTTCCAATGGCGTTGGCTTCTCTACATTTCCGACTACATACCCTGCCGGCACTGCCGCCAGAATTCCCATGACCAGTTGCTCTAGGTTATCTAGGCTCGCTGGGTTGCTGTTGTAAGCCACAATTGCTGTGACTGTAAAATTGATTTTGACCTTTGTGACTGAGCCAATCAGATTAGGCTCTAAGTAAGGTGATGATGGCACAATTACAATTGCCGGTGGGATTGGTGATTCAGGCACTGAACTGTAAGAGGTTGCCGCTAATGAATTAAAAGCGGCGGCCAATGTAGATCTAGTACCAGCAATTGTTGAGGCTGTCATTGCACAAAGCCTTGAGCATCCAAATATGGGTAAAGCAATGTGCTCACGCGATTGGTAAGGCTGCGCCCCATGCGGTAAGGCGTAGAGGCAAAATCCACACCCTCAATTTGTCCACCAGCTGCAATGCGGGATTGGAACACTTCAACCGACACAGCCAGGATGGCTGACTCAATTGCATCATTACCGGCATAAATCTCAGCGGCTGAATAGCCTGAAAGAGTTGCTGTACCTGCTGGGATTGATGAGCGTAGGTTTACATCAGCGTTTGTGACCGCTGCTGTGAATTGAAAATCTCCTGTTGTTACTACTGTGTGTGTAGCGCTAAAAGGTGATGGTAGGCCGGTAACTATGACGGATTGGCCTACAGAAAAATGATGTTGGCGTAGCGTGTAAAAAAAGGCTTTGTTATCAACCAACTTGTAAGAATCAATTGCGGTGGTGTTAGCCACGAGCATTGGCAGGATTACTGCCTCAGAGGTATTGATGATCTCATTGAGATAGGCATCATTGTATAAAGATGTGCTCACGCCTAGTACCGCTCTGAGCTGTGCGGCTGTGACGATACTAGGCATGAGACATCCTTTCGACTGCTGGGCTAGATCGGGAGAACTAGCCCATGATTAGTGGTGGCTATTACGCCTTGTTATTCTTAAATGCGCCGGCAGCAATCTTTGTTGCAAGAGCACCAAATGAGTAGAGGCCAACTGTGATTGAGCCATCTGCTGTTGATTCTGCGCGTAGTGTGTACTGTGCAGGATCTTCATACCATGTGTATGCATCAGGATTTACCATGAGCAATGTGCCATCTGCATCACCTGAGTTGAGTGATGGATCTACAAAGAAATCAAGGCCAGCGACATTGCCGCGTAGTGAGCGTGGTGAGAGTGCTCCGCCAGCGTTCATTGGCTGTGATGCTGTGTAAATTGGGCGGCCTGAATCGTTGAGGCTCATGATGTTGCCCCACTGACCTGTTCCACCAATCATTGCTGATGCAAATGGATTTGCGAGACCTGCTGTTGCACCGTAAACAGATGCAGCACCGCGAGCAACAAAGCCAAGCAATTCTGCTGCTGTTGGATATGTTGTTGTTGTTGTGCCGTCTGCTGTTGCACCTGAGACTAGCGCTGCAGATACATAAGCGTTCTGAGCCTTAGCCATTGCTGCAACCATGTTGCGGTAAAGCTCATCATAAAATGCAGGATTGCTGCGTGTAAGCAACTCAACGCTAAATTTTTGCTGTGAGGCGAACTTTTTGACAGTCACTGAGAGGAAAGAACTCTGTTGATCTGTATCAGAAAATACTGCATCCTCATCAGCTGCTGCTGCTGTTGGCGCTGTTGTAATCTTTGGGATCTCAAATGTGAGGCCTGCTCCTGGGAGAGTACCGCGTGAGATTGCATCAATTGATGGACGGATCATTGTTGAAAGTCCGTTGATGATACCTGTCATTTGAGGTGTCGGATTAAATGCGCTGTTGTCCGTTGTATTATCAGCGGCCATTACATAACGCTTTGCATCCTCATCACCGAGAGCTGCCTGAATCTTGTTCTGCATGTATGCAGCGGCAGTTACCTCAATGCGTGGCTTTGCTGTGAATCCACCAACAGCTGTTGCTGCTGCTGTTACTGACTGTGCGGCTTCAACCGTCTCTACGGTTTCCGCGTTTGTGACGGTGTTGTCCACTTCGTCTCCTTCTGTTGTTGGTGTTGCATCTGCATCCGCTGTGGATTCAGAATCTTCTGATGCTGCTACCTCTGACACGCGAGCGCTACGGATAGCCGGCTCTGAGGTCAAGGCAACGCCTGTTAATTCGCCCGCCAGGATGCGGACTGTTCCATCTTTGAGGGTCTCATATTCATCAATTGAGACTTCAACTGAAAAGCCATCACGCAAACCCTCTGCAGCCTCTACGAGGTCATCAGTACCGGCTGTGGTTCCAGCAA